TCCATCGATCTTCACATCTACATGATACACATTGTTACCGCCAGAGTCAAGATTGTTAATACCGCGTTCAAGTGCTGCACTAAGAGGTGAAGTTAATACAGTTTCATTCTTATGTAGATTAGCCAAAACATTGTCATAATTGACTGTTCCACCAACGGATAGACTTGGAATATAGTTTCTAGGATTCTGGAAGTTCCCTGGTCCTGGACCCATCTGGAAGTGAAGGTGAGCACCGGTTGACCTACCTGTACTACCTACATAACCAATTACCTGTCCTCTTCCAACATTCTGTCCTGCTTGAACTGCAAGTGCTGATTGGTGAGCATAACCTGATATTACTCCACCATGGTCAATCAAGGTCCAGTTACCGAATCCACCATTATTGAACCCGGCCTGAATTACCTTACCACTATCAGTGGCAAAGATAGGCGTTCCTGATGGTGCTCCAATATCGATACCATCGTGCAATGCGCTACGTCCGGTAAATGGATCTGTTCTCCAACCGTATTCTGATGTGATAACACCATTGGCTGGCTTTACATACTTTCCACTTCCGGAACCTGAAGTTGATTGCTTCATCATCTTAAGGAACATACCAAAGCCCTTAAGACTTCCATCATTGGAAGCTGATCCAGCACCAGCGCCTACAACAGCCTCAGCCATACCCTGCCATTGTGAATAAAGCAATGGGAATGCTGAACGCTGAACTGCTTGCGCTGCTGCACCTGGATCCATTGAATCACGATTCTTTAGTCCCAATAGAGCTTGGAAGAACTTCATGGCTGAATATTCTGGATTCATGATTTGAGCAATAGTACCCCAACCTTGTGATGTTCTCTGCTGGAATAGACCAACTGAGTCACGGTCACCATAGTTAAGATTTCTTAGAGTTGATTCCTGCATAGCTGTCATCAAGGAGATAACAATATCTCTTTCGCTGGCACCCATGTTTCTACCAACGGAAGCAATAATGCTTGCGTTTTGTAGCTGTTCGGCATTTAGTGATACTCCACCATAAACACCTGGATCACTTGCGATATCCCCCATAAATCCAGTTTCAGCATATTTTTCACGCTGCTTTTGACTTCCTAGGAATGCGGATAGAATCATTGCTCTCATAAGAGTTACAGCTACACCACCAGCGATACCGGCGAAACCTACTTCAGGTCCACCCATACCAATTTCTCCTGACTTGATCATATCAAGATTTGAAGATCCGATCTTGTTTACTACATCCTTAGGAATAACATATTCACCACGTTGTAGAATAGCTGGCATTTCATCAGGAGTTAGATCACCAGTTCTACCTAGACGACCACCCATATCTCTACCAACCATACCACCAACGTGGAATGCACCATAATTAGGCTTACCAACATTGGAAAATGTTGCTGAAGCACCTGGTGGAGTCCAACCTTCCGGTGGTTGGCCAGTAATAATCATATTGAAGAACTCGCCAAGACTTAAACCAAAAGCACCACGTGAAATAGCATCACCAATTTGAGCACCAGATGCCTGCCAAGCTGAAGAGTTTGACATATTGACACGAGCTGCATCAACGTTTTGCTGTAGAGCCTGACCAACGATTTGACCCCATTGAGTACCCTTGAATTGTAGCTGAACTCCATGCTCACTATAAGCACCCTGGACTCTACCAATATGCTCCCAAAGCTGTTGTTCGTTCATAGGAACGAAAGCGCGCAAAGTAGCAAGCTGGATTTCCAGAGTTTTTCTGTTCATTTCTTGCTTTGAACGTTCTGTCTCTTCTACCGCTGATTGTTCCTTGGCAAGACCATCTATTCTATCCTGAAGTCTTTGCTTCTCGTTATCCTTCTGAATTTCAAGGTTGCGCTTTTCCATCTCTTGTTGCTTTTCAAGAGACTTCATTACTGCGTCTTCTTCTTCAGCTAGGGCGTCCAGCTTTGCATCCTTGGCTTCATTGATGACATCCTTACGTGCCTCTAGATCATCAATTTGTTCTTTGCTTAGCTTCTCTCTCTGACGCGTTCTTTCATCGGCACCTAGTTGAGCATCTTCTACACCCCAACTTGTTTGTAGGCGCTCAGTGTTATTCATGACACGAGCGGCTTCATCTAGATTACCTGTTGCAAGAGCACGATTATAAGAGATGTTCGCGTTGGCTAGTTCTGTTAGTCTCTCGACTCTTCTTTCTTCAGCCTCGAACATTCTTTGACGTTGATCATCTAGATCCTTGGCAGCATCCTCTTGATCTTTTATACCCTTGATCTGATCATCGATAGACTTGATTTCAGCTTTAGCGCTATCTTCAATGGATTTCTTACGATCATCATAAGAATCCTTTGTCTGATCCATCTTTTCTTTCCAGCTATCAGAGAACGCCTGCATTCTGTCATCCCAGGATCTATCCAATTCCTTGGATTCTGCGTCTAGTCTGTCCTTGATACCTGAATAGTAATCAGCAATGCCATCCATACGAGCTTTGTACTGCTGATCCATTTGCATACTTGCTAGATCAAAGGCTGTACTCATTGTATTCTGATAGGCACCCTTCATGGCATCATTAATTTGATTACCTTGGGCATTTGGATCTCCTGTTAGACCACCAAAACCTGTTTCACTATCTGCTGTATTATCCCAGAAACTACCAGATCCCGATGCGGCGCCGGCAAAATCACTGTGTGCATCACGTGCTGCCTTAAGATTTTCTATAAGCTTGCCGATTCCTCTATTGGCGTCTGCTATAGCACTTGAAGTATTCTTTTGGGCATCAGAGTAACCATTGGCAGCTAGCTTGGCAGCATCCAATCCTCTTACACTGGCGTACATTTGAGCCAATTGTAATTTCTGAGCATCTGTTAATTTACCACTTGAGCCTTCGGTCTTCTTAATTGCTTCATTATATTCTTTCTGAGTATCTGTGGCAGATTGTGTTGAATTACCAATGTACTTCAATAGATCATTGAAACCCTTGATATCCTTATTTTGGATAGGTAGATTCAACGAATCCTTTAGCTTAATAGCAAGAACACGATTGTTGTTAAGTAGCAATGCAAGTTCAGTCTGAGATCTCTTTGGATCTGAACCAAATTTTGTATTTGGTCTGAAGCCATCTTGTTTGTCATCAAAGATAAGCAGATCCTTGGCTGCGTCTTGCCAAGATCCCTTAATTTCATCACCGTGGCGCTTCTTAAGATCTGTAAAACTATCATTGAATGCAGTATTAAGTTGATCTGCAATCTGACCAGAAACATACTTTCTTGTAGTATCATCTAGACCAACAAGTCTATCCTTAATAAGACTTGCAGTTAATTCAATCCCGGCTCTACCTTGATCGGTTGGCTGATATGATTCATTGAATAATCCTACACCACCTTGGAAAGCTCCTTCAAATACGTTGGCATCCTTGGTTCTTTTCTTGATGTCCTTAAGGAAGTCATCCATATCAGAAAGTGGACTCTTAAAATCAAAGGTAATCTTGATGTTCTTAAGAGCATCTTCAATTTGCTTCTTTGACTTACCGGCCGCATTTAGAAGAGTTTCCATACTCTTCATGATATCTTCCTGATTTAGACCTTGACCCTGTAGTCTATAAACCTCATAACGAAGTACATTATCTAGTCCACCATTTTGCTGTTTTGCGACCTCTTGAACTAGATCCTTATTATTTTCTCTTAGCTTATTTGCCATACCAGACATGTTGTCTTTGGTAGCTCCAGAAGCGTCCTTAATTTGACCCCATTCAAGCTTAGCTTGACCTAGAGTCTTCATCCATCCATCAGTGGTATTAGCTAGATCTCTCTGGTGCTGTACCTGCTTTTGTCCTTCAGCAGTAGCCATTTTATATACACCAAAAGCAATCAAGGCTGCTGCTGCTGCGACACCGCCCCATACGCCCATAGCCTTACCATACTTACCAAAGAAGTCTGATATAGCAGTTCCGACGCCGCTTAACGCCTGACCAGCCTTCTGCTTATTTCCACTTGCACTACCCAATAGTGAACCAATGAAGTTTTGCTTCATCATGAAGTTCTTAAGGCTGCCAAAAGCAGGCGCAATGATTGAGAGAGCAGCGGTTCCGATAGCGATACCGTTAAGCCACTTTGACCAAGATGAGCCAGCATCGGCTATAGAACCACTCATTGCAGTAATAGCGGATACACCCAATAAAGTCTCTTGTCTAAATATCTTAGAAGCAAGTGAAGTCTTATTAATACTCTGAGCAGCTTGACCAGCAGTTGTAGAAACCTGAGAAAATCCATTATTAATGGCATCAAGCTGTTCTCTATCGGGGAATCGACCCATTTGATCTCTCCATCTACCAGATGGATCTCTAGTAAAGTCCACTCCACGGGCACTAATTACTGAAGGTATTGCTCCAATATTACCACTTGCAGCAACAGCAGCCAATTTCTGAACAGCAGCTTGTTCTCTCAACTCATTAATCATCATCTGTCGTTCAAGTTGTAGTGCAACTTTAGTAGCGGCAGTTCTGCTATTAATTGCTTGAGTAAGTACTGACTCTTGTCCCTTGATTTGAGTTGTTAATTTATTAAACTCTTCTTGAGATGCTTGATTATAAAGCTTGCCGTATTTCTGATAATACATCTTGTCCATAGATGAGCTATTGACAACATTATTTCTTTCATTCATCAGATAAGCTAGCTTTTCGGCTTCTATCTTTTCGATAGCCTTTGCCTTTGTAAGATCCTTCTCAACAGTCTTTGTTTGAGCTGTTGACATACTCGCAACACTTGCTGCCTGCGCTGCCGCTGTTGACTGAGTATAAGCTCTAGTTAGCTTATCAAGCTGGAATACCAAAAGTTGAACAGTATCGGCTTCTGATAGGAATTTATTATTTATATTTCCAGAAGCTATTTCTGCTATCTTTGATTCAATAGTTAAAGTCTTGTATCCATTATTAAGATTAAAGATCCATGATACTGCTCTACCAATAGTACCGATAAAGTTAGCAAAGATACCAACAATCATAGTAATAGGACCAGCTACAGCTAGAATTCCGGCACCAATTAATAGGAAACCTTTAAGGAATTCAGGCATATCATTAAGCTTACCCATGACAGCACCTACTTTATCCATGATCCAAGTAGCAATCTTCAATGCCACTTCACCAAAGCCCATAAGTTGATCCTTAAATGTCTGAACAGCAATTTGGAACTTACCTGATGTACTTGTTACTTGTGCTTCAAGTTCCTTAGCGGCTGCTGCGGCCCACTTGGATGCACCCTGATTTGCAACTTCCATTGCCTTCGTGACCTGGCCTGATTTATTAGCCAAACCGTCAAGCAAGGCGTTCATTCTTGTCATCTGGTATGAACCAGCTAGCTGACCAATAAGACGTTGCTGGTCAATAATATCCATGCTTCCGCCCATGATTACATCAGCTAGCTTTTCCATTGTTGGAAGAACTTCACCATTTGTAGAGTTGACCAATTCTTTTAGGTCCATACCCTTGGTCAATTCCTTGAATGTCTCCTGCACCTTCTTAGAAGGATTTAGAAGTCTGTTCATCATAGACTTGATACCGTTAGAACCTTCAACGGAGTCAATGCCCTTTTCCTTCATGGCAACAAGCAATACACCAGTATCCTGAATTGTTCCATTAAGCTGAGACATGGTAGAAGCAATAACAGGAATAGACTTGGCAAAGTCTTGCATACTTAGTGAAGTAGCATTCTCAGTGGCATTCATATAGTTAATGGCATCCGCAGTTTCCTTGGTGCTCATTCTATATGTAGCCTGCAAAGCAATAATAGACTCAAGGGATGTTTGTGAATCCATCTCACCTAGAGTTGATAGTCTTTGTACTTCAATAGTAGACTGCTTTAGTTCCGCCCCCGTTTTACCGATAGCGGCAAGCTGGGCCATAACATCAAGTGTATCTTTTGATGCCTTACCCATTGTTTGAGAAACTGTTGTCGCTGTCTCTAGAGCAAGACCTCTTACTTCACCTTGAGCACCATCATAAACCTTGGTGATTCTTGTGATTTCCTTATCGATCTGGAATGCATATACTCCGGCTGCTGCTGCGGCTGCTGCGAATGGAACAGTAAAACCAACCATAAGCTGTCTACCCGCCCACTGCATATTCTTACCCCAGTTTTGAACCTGAATAGAAGCAGCCTTGAGTATTTCGTTCTGAATACCAAGTTTCCTGTTTGATACTTCCAGACCATTATTAAGGGAATTGACATCATTTACTGATGGCAAATACATTTGTGTTTGGCCATTAGGTGTTTGTCTAACAGCAGCATTGGCAAGTCTTGTTTGATTCTCTGCCATTGATCTTGATTGGACAAGATACTTATCCATAAGATCCTTCATGCCTTGTAGTTCTATCTTACCCTTTTGAAGATTCTTTACAAACAAATCAGTCTGTCGAAGACCCTGATCCCATTGGAATTTAGGTGCTGCGACAGACTGAACGTTCTGAGCTAGATTACTCAAGCGTGCACTATTAAGCGTATTGAAACGCTTTTCAACATCGCCTGCAACTGCATTAAGGGCCTTAAGTTCAGCCATTGCCTGACTAAAATCGGCAGATCCACTAAAATTAATCCCAATGTTTTGTGTAATCTTTACTCATCCTCTTCTATTATATTAAAGTGTCCTGATAGTTCATACTCTTCTTCAGAAACACCAAGTGCTTTAGCTTCAGCGCGGGCCTTGATTTTATCGAATTCACTTTCATTGCCTTCATCTAAGTCAATTCCCTTTAGTGCTGCCAAGAATCTTTGATCATCATGTTTCTTTTCCCTGGCTTTTTCTATCATAATTCCTAGTTCTTGCCTGGTTAAATTTTCTTCTAGATCATTAAAATTCTTATACATACCTGGATAATGATAAAGCAGCTCAGCCTCGTATTCTACTAGATCTAACTCTGAGCTTGAGCTGCCTTCTGATTTGGGTCATTTATAGTAACACCTGTTGCTATATTAAGAATATAATCCATTGTTGGCATATCAACATGATCTTCAAGTACCTCTACATCAGATAGAGATGGCTCAAAAGTCTCCATTGCGATAGCCGTTGCTTCCAAAAGAATATCCATAATTAGTTTTTCTTCTTCGCCTTCTTTTGGATTTTGAATTGTATTTAATACTGCTGCAACCCTTCTGAATTGCTTAATAGTCAAAGGCCATACCTGCACGGCCTTCTTTATTCCTTGAAGTTTAACTTCTTCAATGGTATATACTGTTTTCATTGAAGCCCCTTTCATTGTTAAATAATTCTAACATGGTAGGGCAATATTGGCAAATAATAGCAAAAGGACACAGCATAAACTGTGTCCTTCGCTAATTAAAGATTTATGTTATCAAGGGGTAATAACTCTGTCTCTAATTGAACCATATTCCGCACCTGATACCTCGGAAGGTAGCAAACGGAAGTTAACTGGGAATCTAGTTGAGTCGTTACGCTTTAGACCGTGAGTAGATGGATCTACGGATAGAACTCTACGTAGGTGGTAAATACGCTCACGCTTTTTATTACCTGACGTACGTGGTGATACACCTACGAATACCATCTGTCTTTCAACAGGTTCGATACCTAGGGCACCGGCTTCCATACCAAGTACTTGTTCGTCGGCTGGTACTACTACTCCATTAAAGTCCTTTGTCTGGTCAACTACACGACCTGTTGAATCGACTGCTGTTGGGCTACCTGCTGTTGATCTAAGTGATGCTCCAGCCTGAGCCCAAACCACCAATAGATTCTCCAATGTTGCCTCAGCAAATTCAGTCTTAACAGAAGCAGTCATCTTCTGCTTGAATAGCTTTGCAGCGTCAAGCAACTGGTCTACTTCTACTTCACCATAGTTAGGGCTGTACATGTACTCAACACCGTTGGCTGTATAACCGGCTGATCTCCAGGCTGCACTATTGTTCAAGGTGTCGGCAAAAGGTACACCGCTCACTGTTGCTGGTAGAGCTACAGCGTCCCAAGTATTACTTAGTGAGTCTTCCTTTGATAGGAATACCGCTGCTGCACCAATAATAATATTACGATTGTTAAATTGTGCCATTTTTGAATTTCACCTCCTAAGTTTTATTGTGTATCTTTAAGTCTGGCATTGCTTCCTTATTAAATTATCGCATTCGAGTAATTATTGTGCAAATCATCTCATGCCTAATTCTTTACTATATCCTGGCTGTAAGCTATAATTCCTATTTGGACCCTCATATACTGAATCATATCTGACAATAACGATCATGGTATTTCTACCACCTTCATCGTCTGTAGCTGCTGGACCTGCTGTTCCTAGGATACTTATACTCTTGAAATCAAATGCGTAAGTTGAATCATTCTTATAGTAATCATTAACATCGCTGGCAGTCCAGTCTTCTCTTCTCAAAAGTTCGTTAAGATAATCTTTCATACCAATGAGATAATCTATGTCTATGTGATAGAAGTTGTATGATATCTGGCCGCAGTCCATATATGGTTCATCGAGATTCAATCTGTCTGATACGTTATATACGCAGTATGATAGATTCTGATATTTTTCTTCGTCATATACTGTAGTTACTTCAGGTAGATCCTGACCCGGCAAAAAATACGGAATAGGAAATTCCCCATCCGGTAAGTCTGTTTTATAGTCATCCAAATCTATAAATTCCATATCATCCAGTTTATATTGAATATATTTATTTAATCTATAGATTGGTGAATCACCATATTTTATTTTCCAATCAGTCATCCTGCATCAATCCTCTTCTTTGAGCTGCCGCGCCGATATAATTCTTTGTTAATGTTTCTTCCATTTTCTTTTGGAAATTGGGATCGATTGTAAGTGGCTTAATGCTAAAACTTTTATTCTTTTCCTTAAGATTAGCAAAGGTACCTACTTTTTCTGCTAGAGTCTTTTTAATTCCTTCTATGGCTGGTGCGGTTAGTTTTTGTTCAATAATTTGATTGGGTTGACCACTATTCCACCAGTCGGTCCATTCCTTTGTAAATGAACCTTGAATTTGTTTATTACCTGCTGACGCTATAGCAATAGTGCCTTTGAAATAAACAACTCCACCTTTTCTAAAACCTTTACCTCTAATAGTACCTTGTCCATTTTCCTTATCAAGGAAGACAAGGTACTTGGCTAGTTTTGGTGAAATGCTTACTGGAAGACCTAATTCCAAAACCATTGACTTCCATACGAATACGTGTATCTTCTTAACACCAACAGCGGCTAGTTTTGGATTTACCGGCACTGTTTTCTTGGATGCCCTAAATTCAAAGTAAGCTGTTCTATTCGCACCATTACCTTTTAATACATGACTCCACAACTTGGCTGATGGATCACCGACACGATTCCACTCATACATGTGATTGAACTGTCTGGTCGACACCGCTGCGCTTGTCATGTGCAATACGAACTCACCAGCGGTGATCTCATGGGCTGCTTTAATAAGTGTACTGATGTGTCTGGAAGACTTTAATGTAGCCTCCAGAGTGTTAATAGCAGTACCCAGCTCAGATATCTTGCCTAGATCTGTTTTTATATTAAACATTTCCACCCTGCTGTTCTGCTCTGTCTAGTAGAGTATTATATTCAGTAACTACACCAAATGGATCGATAACAGGTGAAGAACCTGATGTGTTATACCAAGTTTGAGGATTTCCAGCTAAATCCATTTCTTTGTATATTATCTTGCCGTCGTTGATATTCCTTATCTCAGTTATCTGATAGCTAGCAGGTATATTATATTTGCTTTGCATTTTAAGATAGTCAAAGCTGAGAAACGATTCATCGAACACCTGGCCAATTCCCTGACGACTAAAACTGTTTGATTTGAATGGCGTAATAATACATGGAATAACTCCATCTTTACCTATGGAGGTATCCAAAATCCAACTATACTTAACCTGACCGGAATTTCCTACGTTCTTTAATTTCTTATATACTTTAGCCAGCATAGTATATCTTGTAGAAAATAGACATCCACCTAACATTTATATCACTCCAATGCCGGGGAACATTCTGTACTCAAGTAGCAAATCATCTGCTGTAGCACTACCGGTTCCAGACCAAGCCAAAGTAGAGAACTTCATATTCCAGTCACTTGTCTTCAAGGACTCTAAATACTTATCTCGATACTTCTGATCCTGACATAATAGATTGGCTGTTAATATCTTTGATGCTTCTGCCACCGGGCCGGGGACGTTACTCCATCCCCATACACCATCAATACTATAGGTAATATTTCTCTTAAAAGTATAATTAAATGGATATGCTGCATCCAATCTGGCTCGTGAACGAGATGTTCTGATTATCCATCCGTCTGCGGCGATGTCCCATGACTCCAGCATTCCGTCATCAACAGCACTGGTCACTACAGTTGGATACCATGAAGAAATATGAGTTACATCATTGATACTGATAAGTCTCTTGTTGAGTCTAATAGCATTATTATCGCTACCTTCTGCCGTCACGATCATTTCTCTCTTACCAAAAGTCTGACCGCAATAACCATCAATAACCATTCGCGCTACACGTTCGCACTCAAGATACTCTTCATATGTTGTCACTGATTTAAAATAATCCCAGTCTGAATATGGGGTGACAACTTGATAATCTTCTGTTACAACCATGTTGTAACCTGAAACTATGAATGTCCATTCAACAGTGAGAATCTTTTCTTCTTTTACTAATGATGGTATAAGAATAAAGGTATAGACGCCTGCTGAAGGACTGGATACTAATGGATTATTAAGAACAACAGTCTCACCTTCATACACCTTTACTGTTGGCGTTCCGGTCGCTGCTGTAGGAATTCCATCTATAAATATGGAATATTTTACCTTACTAATGCTATTTAATAGTATCTCTTTCATTTAATTCACCATATTTATTTTAACACAGCATAAAACAAAAGGCAAAGCTCCCCAAATGGGGAGCTTGTCACTTATCAAAGAATGATTTTACTTCTGATGGAGTTGCGATAACAAAACCTTCGTGTTCACTCATGATCTTCTCTGCGTCTTCGGCAGGAACCGCTCTATATGGACTATCTTTGGTAAATCTATATCCATATGCCTCGAATGTAGGATTTTTTCTAGTCATCTTTAACAGCAAATTTGTCTGATTAAAAGCTACGCCCGTTGGTGATTCCTTTTCCTGAACTGGTTCATTAAATTTCTTCCACATCTCATAGGTTTTACCTTCATCATCTAGCTTAAGTCTAATTTCCTTAACCCCGTCTGTTGGATCTAGTAAAATGTCGAAGAAGTCCGCTACTTTTATTAAACTTTCCTTGTTCATTTTTGCAAAACTCATTATAACCTCCACGTTGATTGTATCATGGACAAAAGAAAAAAGCAGGACCGAAGTCCTGCTTTTTCTAAACTTACTGACTTTTATCAGCTAAGCTTTACATTCTTTACGATTACAGCGGCATCTAGGTTTTCCCAGTTAACACCTGCGCGGACGTATGAGGTGTACTCAATAGCATCCTTCTTTTGTGCAAACTGACGGAATACTTCAATCTGACGCTTAATACCCAAAACTCTGTTTTGTGGGAATGTAAGTTCTAGGTGACCGTGATCACCAGTACCACCAGAGTAGCTGGCATTTTCTGATTCAAGGAATAGTGGAACTTCCTGTAGAGTAACACCGAATGGGCGTCCTGCGACGAATCCATTAGGTCCTTCTGTACGAACTGGACCATTATCGATGATTGCGTCTGATCTAGGACCGGACCATGCACCATTACCCTGTTGAGCAATTGAATATAGGTAATCCTGAATTGAATTTGAACCTGTGTAGAACTTAAGATCCAAACGCTTCTGCATGTAAGTACGTGGCATTGCCTTTAGGGCCTTATTGAACACGCCTAGGTTAAGTGGAGCACCACCACCATCAATAACGTGTGCACCGGCTAGAGCTAGCTTGTACCAACCATTGAAGATCTTGATTGTCTTATCTGAAGATGTTGTATCACCGTTAATGGCTAGGTCTTCAAGGTCGTTACCGAACTGTGTAGACATTAGTCTAGCGATGTGGTCTTCAAGACCAGCTCCTTCAATGTTATCTTCTAGTGATTCGCGTGAAAGTTCCCAGTCTAGACGGATCTTTGTTGTAGTCAAAGAGATCTTACTGAATGTTACTCCAGCGTTCTCACCAGTGTCTACAGCTTCTGTAGCGGCACGGATTAATCTCTGACCAACAGCAATCTTATCAAT